CGCGGGGCAGCGCCGGCAGCCGCCGAACCGCGCAGGTGGTGTGCGCGCGCTGCACTGCGCGCGGAGAGCTGCATGTTGGTGAAGATGCAGAAGAGCGCGCGTGCAGGGCCTGGGCGAACCGACCGGTCTACATGCCGGCGCCAACGGCGGTCAGGGTGGTGCATGGCCGAGTGCCGGTTCCAGAGCCGGAGCTGGAGCGAGATCCGCTCGAGCTGATCGCCCGCATGCTGGTAGGCGGAAGCTTCCGCGAGCCATCGGATGGCCGGTCAACTATGCCGCCGCTGACCTCAGCCGATATCGCCGGTGCCGTCGGCATGATGCGTGATTCGGTGGCCAAGCAGGCCGTGCTGGCGGTGGCGCTGCGCGGGCAGGGTGTGTCCCTGTCGTCGCTGGGGCGCTCCCTGGCCAGGCGGGTGATGCGGCAGATTCAGTGGCAGCGGCGCAGCGGGGCAAAGCCTGCGCTGCGAATGGATGATCCGGCCGACCGCTGGCGCATGAGGCTGGTGCTGCAGGACGCGGTAAACGACCTGGTGTGGCCCGAAGGGAAGATCGCCGCACAGGATGCGGCGAAGGCGGCCAAGATGCGGAAGGGTGACTACCTGCGCGTTTACGGGATTGCTGCAGCAACGCTGCGCCAGGCGATTGAGGATGGGCGGAAGGAGTTCAGCGGAAGAGTATTCTCTCGCTCTAGGGGCTAGCGCTAAGCTATCGGAAACACAACAGGTCAAACAGTAGGCATGGATAAGCACGATTTGGATCTACTAGGGAATGCTATCGATAGTTTGGTGGAGGCTCTTCATAAATTTGAGCAGGGCGATAAGGGGAATCCCAAATCGTACAAGTTTGCTGTGCTTCATATGGCACATTTTGTTGAATTGACATTTAAGCATCACATCACGCAGAAGCATCCTCTTCTAATTTATGCCAGGCCGTTTGATGAGAAGTTGAACACTCAGAAAACGATAGGTCTTTGGGAGGCAATCAATTTCATAAACAATGAGGAGGCTGGTGCTGTATCAAAGGAGTTTCGCCAAGACTTGAACTGGTTGAAGAACCTGCGAAATCAGATTGAGCATCATAAATTTGAAATGGATGTCTTTGAGGTTCGCTCAACAATGGGGCGTCTGTTCAGGTCCATGATGCTTTTCATCGAGGATTACACTGATTTGGATCTGGCAAAAGAAATTCCAAAGCAGGTGCGCGATACATTCAAAGTTCTTTCCGATGAGTATGAGTTGAAGGTTCGAGACGCCTTGATGGCTGCTGATGAAATTGAGCGATCCACAAAATTCAGTCCATTCGAGAACAGGCCTGTCGCTAGAGTTCATTGCGATTGGTGCACTCATTACACGATGGTGATCAATTCAGATTCACCAACTGGCTACAAATGCACGATGTGCGGAGAGGATACGAGCGACGACATACCCAGCGCCTGTGATTGGTGCCACGAAGCGCTCACAATGGGCGACCTCTACCATGACACCATCGAAGAAGATGGCGAAAGGCGAGAGGTGAGTAGGTGCTACAGGTGCTCAGGGAACTACTACGCCGATCAGCACGAGGATGATTAAAGCGTTAAGGAAGATTACCGCAGTTGCCGCGAACCTTACCGCATTCGCGTGACTGCGGTAAGGAACCTTACCGCAGTTGCATTGGGAACCACGATTGTTGTCCAATCGATATCGTGGGCGAGGTTCCAATCGATCCGCACTCAACGGCCGCAGGCCTGGACTCGGGAGGTCCAGTGACCTGCGGTTCGTCGTTTCTGGGTTTCGCAATTCATCATGTTGCGGTCCACCTCATTCGCGGGCCTGGCCGAGAGGCGTAGGCATCACCCTTCCAAGGTGAATACATGGGTTCGAATCCCATGGCCCGCTCCATCTACGCCCGCATCCTGACCGGATCAACCCTTGCGCCAAGCCGGCTGCGGGGCGGGCACCTATCTGCAGGAACACCTGATGGCCAAGATCACCGCTCAGCAGGTAGGCGGCATGGTCTATGCGCTCGTAGATCCTCGATCTGGCAGGGTCTGCTACGTGGGCCACACCATTCAGTCACTGGATAAACGACTTTCCAACCATCTGTCAGTCGCGAAGCGGAGTCCGGATAGGCCGGTTTGCTTGTGGATCAATGAACTCACCGAACAGGGCTGCAGCCCACTGGCTCGCGTCTTGGAACTGATTGGTCCGGGTTCGAACTGGGAGAGCAGAGAAAAGTGGTGGATTGCCCATTACCGCCAGATTGGATGGCTTGCCAACCTCACCGACGGAGGGCCTGGGTGGAGCGGACATTGTCATACGGCTGATGAGCGGCGGCGAATAGGCCTGGCGCAACAGGGCAAGACAATCTCAGTTGAGCAAAGGAGGAAGCTTCGCGCTTCCCGGGTCGGCTCCAAAATCAGTGATCACGCAAGATCGAAGCTCTCCGCAGCACTGAGTGGTCGGGAATTGTCCGCATGCACCCGCGGCAGGATCGGTGACGCGAAGCGCGGCAAGGAATTGCCGGCCTTGGCGGGAGTTCGCAATCACCGAGCGGTGCTTGATGAAAAGGCCGTGCGGGAAATTCGAAGCGGTCTCATCGACCAGACATCAGCACAAAGCCGATATGGCATTTCCCGCACCCAGTTCTACAGGGTCAAGCGCGGAGAACAATGGAGATCGATAGCATGAACAGCGCCTCTGAAATCACACCGGCGGCAGCTGGTGGTGTGAATGTCTGCGCTTTCCTTGCGATGCTGGCCTGGTCAGAGGGCACCAGCACCAGCCCTGCAACGAAGAACCGCGGTTACGACGTGATCGTGACCGGTGCCGACCGTGTGCCGGAGATCTTCACCGACTATTCGGTGCACCCGTTCTCCCGCGGACGGAAGTCGAAGGCCATCAACAGCAAGGGCCTGACCTCCAACGCATCTGGTCGCTACCAGTTCATGCTGAAGGACTATGCCCACTACCGCGCGCTGCTGAAGCTGCCGGACTTCGGGCCCCTCTCGCAGGATCTCTGGGCCATCCAGCTGATCCGCGAACGCCGCGCTCTGCCGTTGATCCAGGCGGGTCGCATCACCGACGCCATCAAGGCCGTGCGCAACATCTGGGCGAGTCTGCCCGGGGCAGGTTACGGCCAGCCGGAGCACGCGCTGGAGAAGCTACTGGCTTCCTACCGCAAGGCTGGCGGAACCATGGGCGGGGGCGCATGAGCATGGAATCCCAGCCGAGCCAGGACGGTCGCACCCGCCTGTCGTTGGGCCCAGTCGAAAAGTGGTTCGTCGGTGCCTTCGCCAGCGGCACCGTGCTTGGAGTCCTGTGGTTGGTGGGCTCGGTGCAGACCCTGCTGAGTCAGCAGCAGGTGACCACCCAGCAGGTGATGACTGTCCAGCAGCAGCTGCAGGCCATCAACACGCAGCTGGCAGACGTGCCTGCGCTGAAGCTGGAGGTCGCCAAGCTGTCGATCCAGGTCGAGCAGAACAAGCAGGACGTCAAAGAGCTGAAGCAGCTGCGGGGTGTCCGATGAAGGTTGAACTGATCGACGGGTGGCGCCGAGCCTGGAAGCTGGCATCGGTCTGGGTGTTCAGCCTGGTTGCCCTCTTCCCGGACATCTATGACGCGATCGCAGCCATGAACTGGATGGACGAGCTGCCCGATCCGGCGAAGTGGTCGATCCGCGCCCTCGGTGCCCTCGGCGTTATTGCGCGCGTGCTGAAGTCCCGGAGGCGCCCCGATGCAAATCCCTGACCCGATCCGCCCGTATGCGGACCTGATCCGTTGGTGCTTGGTCGCCCTGCTGGCCGGCGGCCTGTTCGTGACCGGCTGCCAGCGCGGCGAGGACCGCCAAGCAGCCAAGGACCAGGACACCATCGCAAAGGCCGAGAAGCAGCTCGGCAAGGCCGAGGCCAACGCGGCCGAGAACCTGCGCGCGGCCAATGCCTGCGGGCTGCTGCTGGAGCAGGCCAACGACCAGGCCCAGGCGTCTATCGCTGCGGCCGAGCTGGCACGCAAGGCCGCCGCAGAGGCAGCTAGCCGTGCGGAAGCGGCTGCGGCCGAGGGTCGCCGCCGTGCCACTGAGGCGGAGAAGGCGCTGCAGGCGGCCAAGATGAAGCCGGAATGCCGGTCCCAACTGGAGATGCAGCTGTGCGATTCCATCCCCTTGCTCTGATCCTGCTGCTGCCGCTGTGCGGCTTCGGCACCTGTTCGAAGAAGCCCGAGCAGCCGAAGCTGCCCGAAGTGGTGCACGTCACCGTCGAGAAGTTGGTGCCGCTCGACGCGCGGCTGACCAAGCCATGCCCAGGCAAGCGCGCTGAGTCGCGCACGATTGAGGCAGTGGTTGATGCCTACAACGCCAACCTGGTAGCGCTGCAGGACTGCGACAGCCGTATGAGCGAGATACGACAGCTGGGCAAGTCCGCATCCGAGGTCGGGCCGTGACCGCCGTCGTGAAGCTCAGGGACGGGCTGCTGACCTTCAAATGCCCTGGCTGCAACCTGCACCACACACTCCCTGTCGATGGCAGGCCGAGTGCATGGCGCTTCAACGGGAGCACCGACCGGCCAACGCTGGATGCACTGCTCGTGGACGCCGGGTGACCAGTCCAGCTCGCCGAACACCACGGTGCTGCACACGTGCTGCAGCCCGTCGATGCCGGCACCAGAGCGGAGGCTGATCAGCATCACCTGGCTGTCCCCGGCGATGAATGCCTCCTTCGCCGCCTGCTTCTGGGTCGGGGACTCGCTGCCGGTGTACATGACTGGGTTGTAAGCAGCCAGCTTCTCCTGCCAGATGCTGTAGACCTCCCGGTGCCACCCGAACAGCAACACCTTCTGGCCGCTTTCCAACAGCAGCCTGACGAACTCAGCCACGTAGGGAGCCTTGGCCACGCCCGTCGCCTGCCGCAGCAGCCTGTCGAACTCGCCGGCGGCCTGCATCTTCTCGCCGCGGTACTGCTCGTTGGCCCGCAGGATGATCCGCGCCAGCGCGGCGGCATCACCGGTGATGGCGTCCAGCGCCTTGGCGTCGGCCTCCACCTCGTGCGGGATCTTCGACAGTGCCGGCAGCTCGCGGCCCACTTCTTTGCGGGTGCGCCGCAGCATGATCCCCTGGCGCCGCAGGTACTGGCCGAACTGCTCGGCGTCCTGCAGCTTGGCCTTCTCCCCGGGCGCGGAGATGCACCATTCCCGGAGGAACTCGTCATAGGTGCCCAGGCAACCCGGCAGCAGCGGGTCGACCACGTGGAAGAACTCGCACCCGTAGTTGTAGATCGGGGTGGCGGTCAGGCCCATGCGGAGCCGTGCCCGGCTGGCCAGGTGACGGCAGGCGCTGTGGATGCCGCTGTCCGGACTTCGCAGTTGCTGGCATTCCTCGAACACCACGTACTGCGCAATCTCCCCCAGCGTCTCAGCCCAGCCCCGGAGCTTGTGGTAGCTGACCAGAATGACGTCCGGCAGCGTGTCCCACAGATCCTTGATCCGCTGCTTCGGCTGCCGCACGAGCGGGTACGGCGCCCCCTTCCTGATGTGGTGCACGCGCAACTGCGGCGCGAACTCGGCCAGCTTCTCCGGCCAGTGGTTCGGCAGCGCCGCCGGGTACACCACCACCGCCGGCAGATTGCCCGGCGCGGCCATGGGGCAGATGCCGGTGACCGTCTTGCCAAGGCCAAGGTCGTCGGCCAGGAGCAGCCCGCCTCGGATGGACAGCTGCGCACCCGCAACGCGCTGGTACTCGCGCGGCGGCTTGGCCAGGGTGAACTCCGGAATCTGCACGCGGCCGGCCAGCAGTTCGCCCAGGCTGCGCTCCATCTCCACATGCTCGGCGGCCAGCAGCTGCAGCGCGCGCTCGGTGTCTGCATCCATCGTCAGCGGGTATCGCTGAGTGAACCACTGCAGCTCCCGGCTGTTCTCTGGCGTGGCCGACAGATCGATGTGCTCAGCGGCGTGCTGCCGCACGCGGGGAAACACGCGCTTCATGCGCGCGCGCACCTGCGGCTCGCAGATCACCCGCCAGGTGCTGCCGGCGGCGCTGTACAGGAGGGTTCCATAGGTCGTCTGCATCAGAGTGCCTGCCTCTTCAGGCGGATGATGTTGAAGGGCTTGCCCTGCCAGGCCGGCCGGGCCACGAGCGGGCGTTCGCCCCAGCGCTCGGTGGTGACCAGCAGCACCCCGCGCACCTGCGGCAGGTTGATGTAGCGCCCGACCTGCCGCAGGGCATCGGCGAGCGAGCCGGCCACCTTCACCTCGATCACCAGGCCGTCCAGCCAGAAGTCAGCGCGGTTGCTGGCGTCGAGCCGGTACTCGCGCACGTGCGCATGGCCGGCGTTGCTCAGCACTGTGGACAGAACCTCGTGCAGCTGGACCTCCGACCCATAGCGGTAGCCGAAACCCGCCAGCAGCCGGCCGATGCCCTTCAGCTGCAGCTGCTCTTCCATGGCGGTGCCCGGCTTCACCGGTGCCACTTCTTGCTGCATGGCGATCAACCTGCCCATCACGGCACCTCCCTCGGCAGGATGAAGTCGCCTGCCGCGTTGTAGTGATCCTCACTGTGGAAGTCGCCGTCATCGCAGTCACGGCAGATGATCTCCACGGTGTGCGTCTCCGGGTAATCGGTATCCCGCCGCTGGTCTTGCCCCTCCTTTCGGCACTTCGGGCAGCGCAACTTGATCTGATCGTGTGTATCCATCAGGCCTCCGCCGCCAGCTGCAGACCGGTCGCCGCGTCGACCTGCGCCCAGGTCATCTGGCCCCGGTCGATGCTCTCGGCCAGCCGCGACAGGCCCTTGGCCGTAACCAGCACCTGTTCGTGCACGCGCTCCTGCTCTCCCTCAGTCCGCTGAACGCATGCCTTGTGCACCAGCACGCCCTGCTGCAGACGGTTCTGGTAGGCCAGCCAGTTCTTGCTGCCGGCGCGGCGATAGATCCAGCCGTGCTCAGACAGCCAGGCGAACAGCTGGCGCGGCTGCACCTGCAGCATCTTGGCCGCGGTGCTGATGTTGAAGGCGCCATCAGCCTGGGTCAGCCGCAGCAGCGCGCGCACCTGCGGCTCCTGGTACTGCACGCGCGCCTCGAGGATCTCGGCCTTCTCGCTGTAGGACAGCAGCAGCGCGCGCAGCGTCGCCGGATCGGTCAGCGCCTGCATGGGGTCGGGTGCCGGTGCGCCGGCCGCCAGCGCGTCGTAGGCGCGGATCACCTGCAGGCTGAAGCTGGGGCTGATCCACATTGCGTAGGCGTAGACCAGCTCGCGCACCACGTAGCTGCCGCCGTAGCGGCCGGCTACTGAGTGCACCGGGTAAACCCGGGATTCCCCGGAATTGACCAGCTCGGCCACTAGTTCCTCCGTCTGCTTCAGGCGCTGCCAGTCGCTGGGCTGGTGCCGCTTGGCGCCGCCGGCGGCCTGGTGCAGATCGTTCAGACAGAACCTGCCCACGTCGTCGCGGCGCACGCTGGCGCCGCCAATCATCATCGCGTTCAAGAGAACACCTCCGTTTTCCAGCCGCCGCCAGGGGCGCGCTGGACTGCCAGGAATCGGAACGGGTACATCTCGGCGGCCACCTTCACCTTCACGCGGGCGTCTTCCTCCCAGAAGCCCTTCACCTCGTGGGCCTCCAGGTCGCCGGCGGCCGTCATCACGAAGAAGTCGATGGTGAGGTGGGTCTTCTCAGCCAACTTCAACTTCACGGACTCGAAACGGAACCATGCGATCTCGCCGGCTGCCATCTGCAGCGCCAGGTGCGCGGCGTAGGCCTCTTCGGTCTTGTTCATCTCGCCGGGAACATGGCGGGGCCGGCCGCGCGCGACCTTACCGGCGGCGTTGCCGCTGCCGGTGGACTGCGCCGCCGGCGGGCGGTAAGCGCGCGCCGCGGTT